CCAGACTGGTCAACGAAGTAGACCGGAACCAGTCAACGATGTAGACACACAAAAGAAAGAAAGAAATTTTTCAAAAGAAATATATAAAGAAAGGGATTTTACAAAGGAATTCGAGCGTCTTAAAGAATCATGGAACGGCTACGGGAACCTACCACAAGAACGGAGAATGCTTGTAACTTGCGGAGAAAAGGGAGATATCATGAATAATATGAGCCTATACACTTTTGAGGAAATGGTATCTGCCGTCAAAAACTATGCAGAGCTGCATAATAAACTTGATTTCAAATACAAAACCTTTGTCAATTTCATGAAGGGTAATGGACTTCACAGCTACAATGACCAGGCAAAGCCAAAAGAAAATATACCTGAGAAATCAGAAGAGAAGAAAAAAAAGGAATACTACATCCCTAACTTTGACCACGGCATAGATTATACGAAGGTGCGCCCTGATGACTTCTGATGAATACATGCTACTTGGCCAGGTGGTGCTTGATAATTCAATCCTACATAAATTGTCACTGACGTCAAAGAATTTCACTGATAGCAATTGCAGACGTCTTTTCAATACCATGCACAAAATGAACTTTGAACAGGTAGAAATAAATGAATTGACGCTTGCCGATTACAGGGTCCCTGGTAAAATAATTGGAAGAGCAACGGCGCCTACCGCTACCAATTGGAAATATTACGAAAAAAAGATTAGAGAACATAGCCAGAAATTGATGCTTGAATCCCTTGGAAATAAAATAAAAGACTGGTCGGAAAGTGAAGAGATTGAAAAAACATTAGAATATATCGAGGCTGAATTATACGACATAACGGCTACCAGTACGACGCGTCAAATATCAACTGCGAAAGAAATCATCATGGAAGTCTTGCAGGAAATAGAATCTGCCATGAAAGGACCGCACGGTATCCCTGGAATTACAACCGGCATACATCCTCTTGACTCCATGATTTTAGGGTTCCAAAAAAGACTATTTTACATTTTCGGTGCACGTCCTTCCGGTGGGAAAACAGCATTGCTTGTCAATTTTCTTGTAAACGCAGCGGTAAAAGAAAAATTAAAAGCAGGGTTTATTTCAGCGGAATCAAGCGCAAAAGAAATTATTTACCGGGCAATTTCTAATGTCGGTAAAGTAGAATCTCAAATAATGAAAACCGGCTCTATGACACGGGAACAATTTTCACGGGTTTATGATTCATGTACAAGAATTGGAGAATCAGAAATATATTTTTCAGACACGCCGAACATGACATTGCAGCACATGGTATCTGAGGCCCGCCGGCTTGTCACTTATCACAAGTGTAATATTATTTATATTGATTACATTCAGAATATTCAGGTAATAACCGGGAACAGGTACACGCCTAATCATGAGCGTGTCGGCATGGTGACGACTGCAATGAAAGCACTTGCTAATGAATTAGAAATTCCGATTGTAGCGGTTGCACAGCTAAACCGTGGAGCAGAGGGTGAACGGCCAGAATTAAAAGATTTCAAGGACTCAGGAAAAATAGAACAGGACGGGGATGTTATAGGAGCGCTTTACCATTACAAGGATGACCAGGGATTAGATAATTCAGCGATTGTAATGCTTAAACAGCGTGACGGAGCTATCGGGGATATTCCGGTACATTTTGAACGGAGATATGTTAATTTCACACCAATTGAAAAGGAGTATAAACAATGACAATGGCAATTGTAATCGAACAGTTATTGACAGCGAAGGCACAGGGACGGGAGATAGTAGGGATTGAAGCTGGAAGAGGTTTCAAGAGAATGCTCAAAGAGGAATACCGTTGGGAGTTGCCGGAAAGCGCAGAAGTAATATTCTGCGGATTACCGATAACCTGGAATTATGAGATTGAAGGATACCAGTTTATCGGAAAGTAGCGTTTGATTTTTGAACACTTGAAAATAAACACATAGGGCGGTATTATTTTAGGTATGGCAGAGCTTACAACTAAGCAGGAGCAATTCTGTTTAGAATATTTGAAAGATTTTAACGCTACCCAGGCGGCAATTAGGGCAGGGTATAGCCCTAAGACTGCTGTTGTCACGGGGCATGAAAACCTTAGAAAACCTGATATCAAAAAAAAGATAGATCAGCTCATGTCAGAACTCGTAGAGGACAAGAATAAAATAATAATTGACAATGTACGGTTCTGGATCGACGTACGCAGCGATCTTGAAAACGATATGAAAGACAGATTGAAAGCGTCGGAGTACCTTGGGAAATATGCGGCCATGTTTACCGATAGATTAGAAATTGAAGGAAATATAAACCTTGTCAGCAACGGCCCAGAAGACGACCTATAAAAAAATAGAGCCTACCGTCAAACAGCTTGAAGCGTTAAAAATAATATCAAGAAATAGGGTAACTAATTTAGCCGGAGGCTCACGTTCAGGTAAAACGTTTATAGCTCTTTATGCAATGATATGGCGGGCATTAAAATATCCACGTACCAGGCAGCTTGTAGCACGTTTCAGATTTTCTCACGCTAAACAGGCAATCTGTTATGACACAATGCCGAAGATTTTAGAAATACTAGGTATGCGCGATAAAGTGCGGCTCAATAAAACAGACTGGTTTTACGAATTCCCGAACGGTTCTACTATTTGGATAGGCGGTCTTGACGATAAGGAGCGGCTTGAAAAAATCCTTGGTAATGAATATTCAACTGTTTTCTTAAATGAGGCAAGCCAGATATCTTATGATGCTTATGAGATGATTATTACACGGCTTAACCCTCCGCGCGGGATAAAGGGGAAAATAATAATCGACTATAACCCGCCGAGCATTCAGCATTGGGGGTACAAGATGTTTATTAAAAAACAATTCCCCGATGGACGGCCGCTTCCAGATGATGATTACGCAAGCATCCTTATGAATCCACAGGACAACATAGATAATATTTCCGAGGATTATATCAAAACCCTTGAGAGCCTATCAGTAAATAAGCGTAAGCGATTTCTTGAAGGTCAGTATTCTGTTGATAGCGGCTCACTTTGGAAACGCGGATGGATACGATACGACGATAATATACCGAGCCTATGGCGCGTAGTTGTCGGGGTGGACCCTGCCGGGACGGTAGATGGAGACGAGGTCGGAATTATTGTATCGGGACAGTTTGAGGATAAGTATTTCATACTCGATGATTATTCATGCCACGGTACCCCGAACGAGTGGGCCGCAGAAGTAGCAGCAGCGTATAATAAATGGTCGGCCGATGTGGTGGTTGCAGAAAAGAACTACGGCGGGGACATGGTGGAATCGACGATAAAAAACGCACAGCCTACAATCAATGTAAAACTTGTGAACGCTTCACGCGGGAAGGTTGTCCGTGCAGAACCGATAAGCGCACTATATGAGCAGGGGAAAGTATTTCATCGTATACCGTTCATTGAACTTGAAGATGAATTATGTATATTTGAACCTGGGATGGATCAATCTCCGAACAGACTTGACGCTATGGTATGGTCAATAACGGAATTAAGCGGTGAAGGATACTCAATGCTTGACGTTCTTTGAACAATTGACCGTATATCAAAATAGGGGTAAGGTACAAACATGGCACGGAGAAAATCGAATAACGGGCAGCGTTTTACAAATAGCCTCACGGAGATGGGGATTCAATTATCAATGCTAAACGGGACAACCGGCGGGAGCACGCTGTCAAGTTACGGGACGGCAGCCTACTCAAATAATTATTCCCTCCTAACGCTGAACCGCATAATCCTTACCTACATGTACACGGGGAACGGTATTTTCCAGACTGCTATTCAGCTTCCAATTCAGGACGCAATCGGGAAAGGAATTGATATACAGTCCGGGGAACTCGATAACGATGACATCGATGAGGTTATGAGCTACTGGGAAGACATCGGACTATGGGAAGCCGTATTGAATTACTGGACATGGGTCAGGCTTTACGGCGGCGGGGCCCTGCTTGTGAACAGCAATCAGGACCCGCAGAAGCCGCTTAATCTGAACGGACTCGATAGAACTCCGCTTGACTTCTACGATATCGACCGCTGGCAGCTTGATACTAACCAGGCCATATTTGACGATTGGGATTCTTATAGCCTGTCAGCGTCGAACAACAACGATATGATTTACCTGTACGGCGAGCCTATTCACGAAAGCCGATTTTTACGTTCCAAGGGAAAGCGGGCCCCGCATTATGTCCGTCGGGTACTACGTGGATGGGGAATGAGTGAAGGTGAACGGATGATCCGGGACCTGAACTTGTACCTTAAAACGCAGGATGTACTGTATGAAATACTCGATGAGTCAAAGGTTGACGTTTACAAAATAAACGGCCTTGCTCAAAAGCTCATGCAATCCGGGGGGACTGCTAAAATAACGCAGCGTGTACAGGCTGCAAATGAGATAAAGAATTACGTAAACGCGCTTGTTCTTGATAGTCAAGAGGACTACGAACAAAAAAGCATGAGTTTCTCCGGGCTTGCTGAAGTTATGAATCAGAACCGCATGGGAGTATCTGCGGCCTTGCGTATTCCTATGGCTAAATTGTTTGGAGAAGCAGCTTCCGGTTTTTCAAGCGGCGAGGATACGCTACAGAATTATAACGCAATGGTAGAGAGCGAGATCAGAGCACCGCTTAAGCCTGTTATACGTAAGCTCTTGAAAATTACCATGTCCCATGTTTTAGGATATGTTCCATCGTTTACGTTTGATTTTCCGTCGCTCAGGGAATTAAAGCCTGAAATTGAGGATCAGATTAAAACTGGGGATACGAACCGGATACTTTCCCTATTTGACCGTGGAATCATTGACAGCCAGGAGACTATGGAATCACTTAGGAAGGCTGGCGTAATTGACATCGAGACAAAGGCTGAACGCGGACTTGTACAGAACCCTATAGCGCCAGCGGGGGAAGAAGAACAGGAAATTCCGATAAAAAATAGACGCCGCAAGAATGAGGAAAACTTTGAAGAATCGAAACATAAGCGGGATGAAAGCGGGAAGTTTACGAAAGGCGGTGGCGGAGGTAGTAGCGATACTAAAAAAGAATACACATCTAAAGATGATTTTACAAAAGATGATTTGAATAAAATACTTGACGGTGAAATTGATTTGCCAGATGGATGGTATATCCACGGTAGGAATGATACTAAGACTTTTGGGGGTTCTGAATATCCTACACAGTTTACAACTGATCCAGAGGTTGCTAAGAGTTATGCCGGAGAAGTAGGCGGTATACATATAATAAAACCGTCGGAAAAATCTACAAGTATAAACTTCTCTTCACCTTACAGCGACGATATGGACAATTTTATAAATAATCTACGTGAAGTTTGGGAGGATCAAAAAGACGAATCTCCTTTTTCTGATGTAATAGAACAAATATCGGCAGCTAAAGGTTTAGAAGATATATCGTTTGAAGACTTCGAGGAAGCTGTTAGGGAGGAGTTTTCACCGGAAAATATAGTAGATAGTGCGAGAGCTTATGATTCCGAAGATTTCACCGCACTACTTGGATGGGCTACCGGGACAGACGGCGATGATTGGCCGGATTTTATAGAGACAAAAGACGGCGCAATTATGATGCCGGGAGCTTTAGACTACATGGAACATGTAGACGTAAATAAAACCTTAAAAAATAAAAGGTCAATTCGTAATTTATTCAAAAAGAAGAAATGATAAAACTTCAAGAATCAGATTACAAAATAATTGAAGATCAACTCATAGAATTATTTTACGAATGGTACTATAAGCCTATTATCGATCTGATGGATGATAAGCGTTTTAATCAATTATATAATTCAAATAACGCGCTTATCTCCGCAATCAGACGCGGGACGGTAAAATACAAAGACGGAATATTTGACGGATCGTTTAACTCCCGCATATCAAAAGAGCTTTCACGCTTTGCAAAATACAACGGTAGAAAAAAACAATGGGAAGGAATGGCCCCGCCTGATGTAACAGCTGCCGCAATGATCGCTAATGATAAAATGCAGAAATTAAACGAGAGAATAAAAGCGGAGCTGAACACAATGGAGGCCCGGGTACAGTCTGCGATAAATAATTTACCGCTCCGTGTTGAGGAAGTAATCAACGATATCGACGGCCGCTTAGTCAAAGAGGTTAAGGGAATAACTGTCTTGCCAGAAATAACCGAAGATATGAGGAAAAGTCTCACGGAGAAATACACGGAGAATATGGAGCTTTACGTCAAGGATTGGAATCCTGAACAGATAAAGCGCCTCCGTGTGATGGTGGAAAATAATATCCGAAAAGGCTTAAACCGGCAGGATATGCAAGATGCCATCATGTCAGAGTTTGGTACCACCAGGGCGAAGGCTCAATTCTTAGCGCGTAATGAGGTCAGCCTATGGCTTTCAGAAATGCGCAACGAGCGGTTCAATGATGCCGGTATTGAGATTTACAAATGGTCAACGTCAAATGATTCCAGGGTTGTAGGTACTCCAGGCGGTAAATGGCCGGAGCCGTCAAAGGGACACGGGAACCATTATCTCCTTCAGGGCCGTATATGTAGACTCGACGATCCAACAGTATACGCCGATAACCTGAAAGACGCTAAAGCCGGTAAATGGAAAAGCAAGCTGGCAATCGGGGCAGGCGACAAGCACCCTGGACAGGAATACCTATGCCGCTGCGGGATGATCCCCGTACTATTGCCCAAATAGTGAACAAACGTATAGCAAACAAATGTTACTTGACAATTGTATAGTATTTACTCCATTATTAAACCATGAGCGTCAAAACGCAAAAGGTCAGAAACGCGGCCCCGAAAAAATACAAAGCGAGGATGATTGCCCCCGGGCTTGTCAATTATGACGATCTTGGAATAGGTAACGTCCTTGTACGTAAACCGGCACTTGATAAAATCAATCCGGGATGGACTGGGAAACCCGTGTTTAACATGACACACCGGGACGTATCGGAAATAGAGGCGTTCGATTTCCGCAACGAAGACCCGGAGAATTTCGCTGACGGTATCATAACGGAATCAGTTTACGATGATGCAAGCGGATTTTACGTCGCTGAGTTTTTAGTCTGGGATGCGGAAACGCAGGATACCCTTGATCTAAAAGACCGGACAGGAAAACCGCTGTATAGTGTATCGTGCGCGTACACAGTAACCGAAGAGGACGAGACCGGAGGGGAATACAACGGTATACCCTTCACATCAGAAGTACTCAACGGGCGCGCTGATCACTTGGCCATCGTAAATAATCCGAGATACCCGGATGCGGTATTATTGGAGAACGCTAAACCCGATAAGGAGAAATCTATGGGATTTAAACTATTTTTGAACAAGGGCAAGGAAGAGGCCGACGCAAAAAAGCGTAAGAACGAACTGCCGCCTCCTGAACCCGAAGAGAATGATGAGGATGTCGAAGTGGATGGCTATGTAGAAATGGAGAACGGCGAGAAAGTCCCCATGAATGAGCTTGTCGCTGCGTATAATGAGAAAATGAAAAACGCAGAGGAAGAGGACAAGAAATATGACATGGAGGATGAGGTTGTTGTAAACGGCGAGACCATGAAAGTCAAAGATCTTGTGGCCGCGTGCGGATACGGCACTCAGCAGGAAAACGCCGAAGCACCGACCGATGAAAAAGCCGAGGATGTTGTTGACGAGAAAAAGCAGATCAGCAACTCGAAGAAAGAGAAAAACGAGAATTTCCGCAAGGTAGCCAATGCCGCCAAAGGCGATGACGGACCCGTGGAAAGAAACGTCAATACCGCAACAAAGCGCCTTGAGCGTGGCAAGCAGCGGTATACCATACCCAAAAAGGGGGTTAAATAATGGGCGTACAGAATCTTAATCAGTTCAAGCAGACTCCCGTAGTCGGAAAGCTTGCAGATGATACCACCGGGCGCGTATTTACGCTGACTTGCCGTTTCAAAGACGCACAGACTACCGGAAATGACCTTGAACCCGGTACCCCGGTCAAACTTGTCGACCTTGGTGCGAGTGACTTCTCGAGTCCTCCCATTGTTGATTTCATGGCTGATGACAATGACGGCGGTGCTCTCGGCGTAGCACTTTGGGACACGAAGAAGAACCCGAAGGAAGATAGCGACCTTGTACAGGTAGCCCTTGAGGGTTCAATTGTCTACCTTGAGGCATCGGCCGCCATCGCGCGCGGTGCTTCCGTAGCTGCCGTACTTGCGGCCCCCGGCGAGATTGTAACCGCAACTACCGAGGACATCATAGGCGTTGCGCTGGACAAAGCCGCAGCTGACGGGGATGTAATCCGCGTTCGTATCAAGCCCGTAGCGGTGAGCACCTAAGGAGGGGATGAAAGATGAAAGGTAACATAGGACTTGTGGGCAGACTTTTGAAAAACGCGGGGATAGTTCCCGATTACGTAGGCGGACGGCGCTTGACCAATGCTAACGGCGATATCGACCCGGCATCAAGCGGATACCGGTATATCATCGACACATTGAGCTATATCCGGTCAAGCATAATTGACCAGGTATTTTATGAGGTGTCTATCGGCGATTATCTCCCGATGGACGTAGGCGAGGCCGCATGGATGGAAGAGATAATCCAGAATGTGAACTTCTACCAGGGCGGTAGTTTTTACGAGGGTGACGCTGATATTCAGGCTGACACCGGACGGCTTGCACAGGTAGGGGCAGGACTTGATAAGGTTCGCATGGACGTCAAAACCTGGGCGAAGGCCACAGGCTGGACTATTATGGAGCTTTCCAAGGCTGCTGCTGCTAACAATTGGGATGTTGTCGAGGCAAAACTCAAGAGTCTCAAGAAGAACTGGGACCTTGGTATTCAGGAAACAGCTTTCCTCGGGCATCCTGACGGAACCCTGACCGGGCTTCTGAATGACAGTGAGGTAAATATCAATACCACGCTGATCACCGAGCCTCTTTCCGGCATGACCGGGACTGAGTTTCAGGCTTTTATAGCCGGGCTACTCGGTGCCTACTGGACCAATTCGCAGAGCACCCGCCTGCCGGATATCTTCGTAATGCCGACCGACGATTACCTGGGACTTGCGTCTGCGGCTTCCCCGGATTATCCGAACATTAGCAAACTTGAGTACATGCTGAACGCATTCCGCAAGATGACCGCTAATGAGGGATTCCAGATTCTCCCGCTGGCATACGCACAGGATGATTTCAACGCTGACCGGGGAATCGAAAAAAACCGGTATGCACTGTACCGGAACGACCCCGATACCCTGAAAATGGCTATCCCTGTTGATTTCACCATGCTTGAGGCTGACACTACCAATAAGATCAACTGGCAGCAGGCGGCCTACGGACAGTACTCCGGCGTACTGATTAACCGGAAACGGGAAGTCCTGTATTTTGACGAGACCGCACCGAGCACTTAAGAAACAGCATGAGACAATTAGCCTCCGGGAAACCGGGGGCTTTTTTATTGCACAGACCGCTAAAATGTATTACGGTACAGACATGCACGATCTTATTATCATGGGACATGGTAACGGCTGGCGGGATATCGTAAACGAAGAATCTATGGAAGTCTGGGCGGTCCTGTCAGTCTATAGCAATTACAAACAGGCTGATAAGTATTTTGATATTCATAAAATGACAAATAAAAAACTTGAACACTTGAGGGAGATAATCCCGAAGGAAAAGTTATTCAGGGCTGAGGCGTTTCCGCATGCTGATCTTATCAAACAGTTTGGCCCGGTCTTTCATTCCTCAGTCTCATGGATGCTTGGCTACGCTTGTTTATTGGGATATACTGATATCAAGATGATCGGCGTAAACATGGAACACGGCACGGAGTACGGCAGTCAGCGGGATTCTTACTTTTACATGGTCGGGAACCTTGCGGCCCGTGGCGTGACTGTTTACACTGACCGAAAATCAGGAGTATATTTAAGTACAGAAATTTACGGAGGAGTTTAATTTTATGGCTACACTTTACAACAAGGGAAAACGAACCTGGAAGCTTGAGAAGGACTTGAAAGAATTGAAGCCCGGCAAGCGCATAGATGTTGACAAGAAACTTGCGGAGAAATACATCGGGCTTTACCCGAAGGAATTCGAGCTGATGGACAGCATCGAACAGAAGGCAGAACCGAAGAAGAAGCCCCGCAAGAAAAGGGAAGAACCGGAAACGGTAAATACCGAGGATATCGAAGTTAAGTTAGAGGAAGAATAATGGGTGCGATAACCGCCACTGATTTCAAAGCTTATTTTGACCGTGGACAATTTACCTACGGCGCTACTCTGCCTGATATACGGGACACCGATATTGACAGGGCGATAGCGGAAGCAGAGGCGGTTTTCAACCATGATTTATATCCTACTGAGGCTGTAGAAAATCTTGCCCTGTTGTACCTTACTGCCCATTATTTGCAAGGGGACACCGATGCCGCTGATTCAGGCGGTCAAAGTCAGCTTCCGCAGACGTCCAGATCGGCAGACGGGATTTCTGAAGGGTTACATATTCCAGACTGGATACAACAGGGCGAGTTTTCAATCTATGCCACTACATACTACGGTATTAAGTTTCTCATGTTGTCGAAGCCGTATCTCGATGGCGCTGTCTACAGTGTACCAGGGGGTACTCAATTTTGAGCTTTTCTGAACGCTACGGTAACAGCATAGTACAGGGAGATTTCTCAAAACTTGAAAAACTTGTCAAAGAATTGGGAACAGATTATTACGTGGATGTAGGCATAATCGGAGAAAATACGGAGACTGAAAGCGGCCTCACAATTGCGGGTATCGGAGCGGTTCATGAGTTTGGAACTGACAAGGCAGGCCGGGGGAATAGTACCGTAATTCCTGAACGCTCTTTTATCCGTATGCCTCTTAATAAAAAACAAGGGCAGATACAAAAGCAAGTCGAAGGGCGGCTTGAGAGACACCTTGCCAAAGGCGACGTGAAAGCGGTTTTCAAAGATATCGGCATAGCGGCAGAGGGCGCAATCCAAGAGGCGTTCGACACCAGGGGATTCGGAACCTGGAAAGAAAACGCAGACAGCACAGTACAGAAAAAAGGTAGCGATGCTCCGCTTATCGATGACGGAACACTCAGAAAATCTATATCGTCTGAGGTAGGTAAATAATGGCGGTTCCCTACGTCGGCCATGTACTGAAGGGTTGGACAACAAAACAGACCGTTACTTTTGTCACGAAAACAATTGACCCCGATACCCATAAAACCGTTGAAGTTGAAACAACCGCAGTCTACCAGGTAAACCGGCAGCCGGTACCGCAGCAGAAGATAGACCAGAAGCATGACGGGGAAAGAAACTGGAAATGGTGGAGCTTTATAATCCGTGGTATGGTCTACCTGTCAAAAGATGATCGCGTAACAATCGCCGGGGTGAGATACAGAATCATGAATGGATCCGACTGGTCTCAAAGCGGATTCACGAAGTTTGAGGCCGTGGAGGATTATACAAGTGCCTGAGGTTGACGTTATCCTTGCAAACATAATCAGGGATCACATGGGAATAGACGGTTCCAGAATTGCGCTTTATAATCAGAATTTCAACAAGCCGAAAGATGACGATATTTTTATCGTAATCGCAACCGAGAATAAACGGGTTGTCGGGAATGTTTTTAATTTTGATAGCGACGCCGACGAAGAAGTCTTAAGCACAACGATATATACTACGCTGAATATTGAGATCACCAGCCGGGACGATAGCGCTAAATTGCGAAACCATGAAATACTGATGGCGATCAATTCCACGTTATCGCAGCAGGCGCAAGAAGAAAATAATATCCGCATATACCGGACAGGCTCTATCCTTGACCTGTCTACCATTGACGGTGCATCGGCCTTGTACAGGTATCAGATTCCCGTTATTATATCCCATGTGGAAACAAAGAGGGTGGCAGTAACGCCAATAGACAAATTCCAGCCAATAACTACGGAGGTAGAAAAGAATGGCTAAAATTGACATTAGCAATGTAATCACGGTTACGCTCCTATCGGCGTTACGAGGATTACAGAACCTTAACACATCGGTACTTGCACTGTTCACCGATGAGAAGCCGGTTACTACCCTACCGGATGGATACGGTATATACCGCAATCCTACGGCGGTGGCCAATGACTGGGGGAGCACATCAGACGCGTACACGTATGCTAACCGGATTTTCTCGCAAACATTAAACCCGGTATCAGGCGGCGGATATCTTATAATCATCCCGCTTGACCAGACAGCGGCTGCAAGTGCGGCCACACTGAAAAGTACGGCCCCGGTAAACCTGCTTAATCTGACCGGAGTTGATTATGAGATTAACGCAACGATAGACGGAGGATTAGCCGCAGATCTTACCATCGGAGAGCTTGACTTATCGAGTGTTGAAGCTGCGGAGACAAGCCTGAACAGTACCGAAGTATCAGCGGCCGGAGTTACCTTTTCAATCAGCGGAGATTTGACGGCCGCTACGATAACACTTGTAAGCGATACGACTGGAGCGTTGTCAAGCCTCCTACTTGACGATGCTACCACCGGAACCGATATAGCCGGGCTCTTGAACCTACAAAAGGGCGTTACTGCAACCGGAGCTGATGCGGGAGTTGAACGGGTCAAGGATGCAATATTGAGGACTGCCGGTAGTATCAACTATTTCGGAATTATTCTTAATCAGAAACTTGCCGACGCAGAACTTACCGAGACTGCCGCACTAATGCAGGGGCTTGATAAACTACTATTTGTAGGATCGAACCTGTCAGCCGACGTTACCGGTATTTTTACCACTCTAAAAAATGCAGGTTACACGCATACCCGCTGTCTGTATTATTCGATCAGCGAGACTAAAGCTCTTGAGTTTGCAGCCGGGTACGCAGGGCGCGGCCTGTCTGTCAATTTCGACGGAGTGAATACAGCGCAGACGATGCACCTCAAAGAGATTACCGGTATGATTGCCGACACTGGGTTGACTGAGACACTACTCAATACCGCTAACCGTGCGGGCGTCGATGTGTATGCTGATTTCGGAGTGCCGAAGCTTTTTACTTCCGGGGCAAATGAATACTTTGATTTTATTTACATGCAGCTTGCGTTTAAGAACCGCCTACAGATTGCAGGTTTTAATTTTCTATCCACAACGAATACAAAGATTCCGCAGACTGAAACCGGAATGAATAACTTGAAAAACGCTTACCGGGAAGTGTGCAAGGACTTTGTGGAAAACGGATCCTTTGCTCCTGGAACCTGGAACGATGCCACCACCTTTGGAAACCCGGAGGATCATAGACGTAATATCGCAGACTTTGGCTATTATATTTACAGCGTACCGATCACGGAGCAATCACAGCTTGAGCGGGAAAGCCGTGTTGCCCCTGCCGTGTATATCGCCGGTAAGTCTGCCGGAGCGATTCACCGCAGCGATCTGGTTGCATTTATAGAAAAATAAGGAGGATTGATTATATGAGTGTTTCATTAACCGGAGAAGATACGACAATTATCAACGGTAGGATTTTACGGGACCTGGCCGACGGCGATTGTGTCGCTATCGATGTTCCTAACAACATAGCAGAGCAGAAGGTCGGCAAGAACGGGAATATCCTTGTAGCCTTTAACGCTACGGGGAAAACCGTCAATGTAACGATGCGGGTAATTGCAGGAAGCGCAGACGATAAGTTTCTCAATTCTGAGTACGCTTCCTTTATAAATGACCCGGCTTCTTTCCCTATGTTTGAGGGTGAGTTTATTAAACGGGTCGGCGACGGGTCCGGCAACGTCAACAATATTGTCTATTCCCTGGGCAAAGGTGTTCCGCAGAAAATGCCGGTAGTAAAGGAAAACAAGGAAGGCGACACGGAACAGAGCGTCGCTATCTGGATGTTACAGTTTGCAAATACTGATAGGGCTATTGCATAATGGGATTTGACAAGAAAAAGTTACAGATTACAAAGGCGACGTTTGACGATGCTTTTGATCTGCAGGACGCAATAAGCCGTGCCGTAAAAGGTAACCGGCTAAACGTCCCGGAGGGCATGGAATCGGATATCGACGTTTCCTCTTTTCTTGATGCGGCCTTGTCAACGATTTCAAGCCGGGATGTCCGGGACTGCCTCTTCCGTTGTGCTGAGCGTGCCCTGTACGATAATCAGAAAATCAACAAGGATTTTTTCGAGAAAGAGGATAACCGGGAGCTGTACTATCCCATTATGATCGAGATTGTAAAGGAGAATGTCGGCCCTTTTATCACGGGTCTGCTTTCATCGTTCGGGGGCCCCGGACAGATAGAAACCTTCCTAAAACGGAAATAAAAGTCTCCGATAAAATGCTTGCCGCCTTGCGTGTTGCAAAGGCCGGGTATTACGGAGGCGACCCCGAGAAGGTTTTAAATGCGAAAGTAGACCATGTACTAATGGTTCTGGATTACGAAAAGTTTACAATTGATTTTGAAGATGTTTATTATGAGATAAACAAGGCCCGGTAAAAAGCCGGGCTTTTCTTTTGTCTATTGATACCATACAAAATACAAGTTATTATTGAGATATGAATATCGCGAACTTATTCGCTAGGATTGGACTACAGACTGACGAGGCAAAGGCCAAAAGTTTCGACCGCTCAATTCGTGCGGTCAAGATAGGCATGGTCGGAGCCGCAGCCGGGGCAGTAGCATTTTCCGTAAAATTAAAACAATTAACTGACCAGGCTTTTGAAGCAGCCGCAGCTTTCAAGCAATTTGAAGCGGAGACAGGCGGAAGCGCACAGGAACTACAGAAATGGCAGGCAGTTGCTAATCAGACAAACAATAGCGCCGAGGCAGTCACTGCGTCAATTAAAGCAATAGCCGCCAATCAGGAAAAGATAAAACTTGGACAGGGAAATATTTCCGGGTATCAGCTTTTAGGAATAAGCCCGGCAAGCGATCCATTTGAAATACTGGAACAGCTGCGGGTAAAGACTGCCGGATTATCGCAGGCCATGAAAAAAAACGCATTGCAGCAGATGGGCGTATCTTCTGAACTCATCCAGGTACTTGAACTAACTAATGATGAGTTTGACCGCATGGCTGCTAATGCATTCATTGTTCCGCCGTCTGCAATAGATGCGCTTGATAAAGCACGGGCAAGCGGTCAGATGCTTGGTAACGCTGTCCGGTATATAAGACAAATGATAGCGGCGAACCTTTCTCCGGCAATCGATGAACTGAATAAAAAAATAGCATTGTGGATAAAACAGAATCAGGACGGAATAATAAAAACAATTCAGACTATTTTTGGCTGGATAAATAGATTCATAACTGCAATGTACAGAACCGCTACCATGATAGACAAGGGAGTAAGGGCAACTATTGGATGGTCAAACGCTATTAAAATTTTAATAGGCGCGATTGCCTTGCTTAATTCGGCGCTTTTGTTTTCTCCAATCGGCGCATTTATCGCGGCCATTGCTATGCTTGTACTTGTGATGGAAGACCTGTACGTCTACTCGAAAGGTGGAAAGTCTTTATTTGGCCGTATGATGGAGCAGTTTCCAGGACTTGAAGAGAAACTACAGTCAATATTTCAAATAATCAAAGACATGGTAACACTTTTTAAGGGAGCGTTCAGCGGTGACTTTACTGATCTTGACGGAATTCTTGAAAAGTTTGGAGAATGGGAAGGCATTGTAAGGAATATACTTAGCCTTATAGAAAGAATTGGACTTGTGACAAGAACACAAGCCGGAGACGAAGAGGCAGGGAACGAACTATTGAGAAGGCTTGAGGCTGAAAAAGCGCAAAGAGAAGCTGATTTAAGAGAGCCCAGATCATTCTCCGAGGGATTTAATAAAATGTTGGATAACATGAAAAGCATATTTACCGGAGAGTTTTTCAAGGGCGGGAATAACGCTACAATAAATATCAACACGTCAGGAAACGTAGACGGGGAATCGGTACAGCGTGAATTACAACGATCTTTTAATACGGTAAACGTCCAGCGGGGGAATACTGAATGAGTATTTCGAATATTGCACAGAGGTCGAATACAGGAATATCAAATGTACGTGAGGGAATAGACTCAAGGGCGGCCTCTATTGTCGTAGCTCCAAAGAATGCTAAAGGTATAGGAGGCTGGGTATTCGATATATTAACACGGGAAAGCATCGACCTGAATGCAGAAATTACAGACCATGTTGTACAGAGTGGGTCTTTTTTGTCAGATCATGTTGTAATAAAGCCACGACGGATTACGCTATCCGGTTTAATAGGTGAGAACGTTTATAATGCACCAGGGGCAGCAGAAGCCTTACAGGAATTACAAAATAAACTTGAGGTAGTGGACGCTTACGGCGGCGCATACACCGACGGTATGACGCAGAAGCTACAGGGTGCAATCACTCAGGCACAGACGGCGGTTGACAGAATCAATGATATAGTAAACAAAACGCAAGATGTCATAGGTTTATTATCAGAAGAGTCGGCAGAGAAAACACGTCAACAAAAATTATATAAGGATATTATAAATAAGTTTAAAAATAAAACTCTTTTGACCGTACAAACATGGCTTGACTACTACGATAACATGGTTATTGAATCCATAAGCGCAACGCAGGACGAGACCACGGAGCAAATTACAGATATCAGCGTAACTCTAAAAGAAGTACGTTTCGAGGAATTGGAATTCGTAAACTATGATGAAAGGCTACAGCCTCCACGGGAACAGATACAGAAGGCTGGCGAAGAGGACGCAGGAAAGGCACAGGGAGAACTTGCAAGCGCAGCCTATAAACTAACGGCGGGTGAATAATGATAACAATACAAGGACTTTCAAGTAATCCTATACAGGCCTTCCAGGTAACAAGCGAGGATGGAATTATAATTGATATCACTATCCGATATCATGCTTCATCCTCCATGTGGTTTGCAGATATTTCAACTGAGGATTTTACAGTAAACGGTTTACGCCTTTGCGCTAATAATAATCTATTGCGGCAGTTTGAGAATATAATTGATTTCGGTTTACTTGTATCAGCGCCGGAAGGAACAGAGCCTATTTTAATCAACGACTTTGCAACCGGTAGGTGTACGCTTAATATTCTATCCGCTGCCGATGTCGTACAATTAGAATCATTATACGTGGAAGCTAATCAGTGAATTGGATACGCGATTACGTTATTTTAATTCAACGGCCCGATAAAAAGACTCTTGAGATCAGGCCGCCTTTTTCCATGAAATGCGATATACAGAAGAGTACAACCGCCTCCGCTAATCAAGCATCGGTTACGCTTTATAATTTACGGAAAGATATCCGCAACGGTATTTATAAAGATCGCTATACTATTTCGGAATATTGGCAGATTAGAATATATGCCGGGTACAAGGGTAAAGTGTTAGACCTGATCTTTCAAGGGAATATAATGCAGGCGTCAAGCGTAAAACAAAATACCGACTGGATAACAACGCTTGAGTGTTTTGACGGACTGTACGGAATACAGAACGGTGTTACAGCGCAGACGTTCGGTAAAAATGTAGACCTGTCAGAAGTTGCACTCGGAATAATAAATACCATGCAGAACATTGAACCCGGCGCAATGGGTAGCCCTGTCGATGGGAAAACGGGACCGAGGGGATTATCTCTTATAGGGAATTCTAAAGATATGCTTGACGGCATTGTAGAGGGAAAATACTTCATTGATTCAGAGCGGGTAAATATTTTAGACGATGATGAGGTTATAATTGGGAAAGTCCCGCTACTCGATGAGGGACGTTTATTCACGTCTCCTAAACGTGGAGACACAAGTCTTACCGTTCAGACTCAGCTTTTCCCAAAAGTGCAATTAGGATTATATACGGAGCTCCGCAGCATAAGCGGTATCTATAACGGGCAGTATAAAACAATTGCATTCAAGCACAGCATAACCGTATCATCGGCTGAGGCGGGCGACGCAATAACCGAGATTACTTTATACACAGGTCAAAAATTATTTCAGGAGGTGGCGCGTGTCAGGTCTACAACTGCCGGAGCCTGATCTTGACGATATCTTGGAGCAATTGAGTAACGATATATTCGCGCGTCTTAATTGTGTTCAGATCGGAAAAATTGAAAAGGTAAACGATAACCAGACCGTTGAAATAATGATCCAGGTAAAGCGGCGTGTACCTACCGGAACTATAAACTATCCCATGCTTGTGGACTGCCCCTATATTGTAATGCAGGGTGGCGGGGCGTATCTTGATATGCCGATTCAAGCAGGCGATTATTGCCTTGTACTTTTCAACGACCGGAATATTGATACGTGGTGGAGTACTGCAAACGTTAAGGAACCCCGTGACCGCAGAAAACATAGCCTGTCCGATGGTATTGCACTTGTCGGGATAAATCCTGAAAGCTCATCGCTTGAAACAGATGGCCAGGTAGTCCGCTTGCTCGGAGCGTCGGGCCCGGGAAGTGAGGAATTCGCAGCGCGTCAAAACGATGAGATAACAGCAGACGCTACTACTGACCCCGCATTATTCGCATGGTTTAACGCGGTGGCAACGGCAACAGGTACTACCGCTCCAACGTCAATTACTGGTAAGATATCCGGGGGAAGTACGGAGGTAAAAATAGGATGATAATTAGAAACCTAACGTCAACCGGAGACTGGACGTTTGGCAGTGGACAAAGTGATTATTTGCGCGATCTTCCGGCGCTAAAATTAAACTTACGGACTCGATTAAAATCATGGCGCGGAGATTGTTTCTATGCGCCGGCCGAGGGCGTAGACTGGAATAATTTTCTTGACATCGGCACAAAGGATTTTCTTGACCGTGATATTAAGCGGGTTATTTTACAGACCGAGGGCGTATTGAAAATAACAGAATATACAAGTACACTCGATAGAGATGATAGGGACGTTTCAATAAACTGTACGATTACTACAATTTTCGGGACTATCACAATTCAGGAGGTCCTATAGATGCCGACGACGTTTGACAAGAATGGATTGACGATTGAAACGCTAACTGAAATACGCGAAAATCTGGAAGCGGAATTCCGCAGTATTTACGGCGACGATATAAACCTTGATCAAAACTCACCAGACGGGCAATTACTGAATATATTAGCACAGGCTAAAATAGATTTGCTTGAACAGCTGAATAAAATTAACGCCGGATTTGATCCCGACCAGGCAGAAGGCCGTGTACTCGATCAGCGGGTGAACCTGAACGGGATACAACGGAACGGGGGAACCTATACGCTTGTACCCGTGGAGTTAACAGTTGATAGGGCGCTTAATCTTGTGGGACTTGATGATCAGTCCGACGAATTAAACCCGGATATATCGAACTTGTACACGATAAAAGACGATAATGAAAACGAGTATTATCTTTTGGAATCGCAGGCTATTGCGGCCCCTGGTACTGATACCTACACTTTCAGGGCTGCACGTATCGGAGCGGTACAGGTAAGCGTCAACACGATTACAACACCGGTTACAGTTATCGCTGGTATTACAAATATAAATAACTCCTCCGGGGCATCCACGCAAGGAGTAGACGAGGAATCAGACTTTGATCTACGGGAGCGCCGGAAAATATCGACGGCCATAAGTGCAACGGGATACCTTGAAGCAATCGAGGCGGCAATAGCAAATATTGACGGCGTGTCGGCTTCCATTGTATTGGAAAATACAACTGATACAACCGATTCAAATAGTATCCCGCCTCATTCAATATGGGCCATTGTCGAGGGCGGAGACAATACCGCAATCGGAACAGCGATATATGCGAAGAAGTCCAGCGGCTCAGGAATGAAAGGAGCGGTCGAGGTAGAAATAGAACGACCGAACGGTACGACCTTTACCGCAAAGTTTGACCGGCCAGTTGATGAGGATTTGTATATCAGGTTTTCAATACAGCTACCTAACGGCGGCGTAATTGATACCGATAGTATAAAAAAATTAATTGTAGAAAATATTCAATGGGGAGTCGGAGCCGATGCGGTAGCATCCACGGTTACAAGCTATGTGCAGTCTCTTAACTCACGCTATCAGATAAGCGCCATGGAAGTAAGCGCCGATGATGCAACATGGTTTGAAGTGTTGGCACCATCAAGCCCGGGGAACAGATTTGTAAACTCAACGGCAAGGATAAGCATAAGCTGATGGATCAGGAATTAGTCCAGTATTATATCAATCTCTTGATTATCCAATACCAAAATCAGCCGAAGGCACGAGCGACGATTGAGGCGGTTATATCAATGCTTATGCTGTACGACATGATGATATCGGTACGGGATGGCTATGATCTTGATACGGCGGTAGGACGGCAGCTTGATATCCTTGGTAAATATCTTGGAGAAGATAGGATTATAACCGGCACGTCTTTTACAAGAGATTATTACGGATTTTCTGATTACGGCGATACCGCTCCATTCGATAATGAACCGATGTTAGATTATGGTGATGAGATACCTGACGTTCAATGGTTTGATTATAGAGATAGTACACAATCTCTTTTTGCTCTCAATGATGATGAGTACCGGCAGATTTTACGATTCAAACTTGTACAAAATTACAGCGACGGTAGTAATCAGGATGTTGATAATTTCTTACAGGAATATTTCGGTGAGTCTGTACTTTTTTTTGATAATCAAAATATGGTGCTCACATATGTATTCGATGAAACAGCCGAAAGGCTTGTCACGATTGCACAGTCAGAAGGACTTCTTCCGCGTCCGGCTGGGGTAGGGTTATCGGTAGCGTTTACACCTGATATAGAAAACATATATACTTACACTGACTATGGACAGGATGCACCGGCTTATGGTATAGGATTTTTAGACTACGGCGATGCCGCAATAGGGAGTTGGTTAGATTATGGCTGAGATAGTTAGAAAAGAACAAAAGATATTCGGTGAGTCAGGGGGAGCATCGGAATTCGGGCAGTTTGGTTCTGACGCTGCCGGGGCTCCAGTAACAACAAAAGACATCGATGTTATACAAGCTCTTTCTCAATATTCGCAAGGATGGTTTGGAGCAACCCCAGGACAGATACCGCCGAGAAGACAAGACAGGAACGCGCTCGATCTTTTGTTTTCGACACAGATAGCCTACACCCTACAGAAGGGGATCCCGGAATGGCTGAACAGCGCAACACAGAGATACTACGCAGGAAAATCTATCGTTACCCGCAGCGATGGTATTTACATGGCAATCCTCGGGGATGATGGGGCGAATATCAACGCTCAGAAAGACCCGGCGACGGAGCCTCTATGGTGGGCTCTTATTTATCAGAAACCGGCGGTTGAATCATGGGATGCAACGGAATCAGTCACATACGAAAGCGCAGGGGTAGTAGTTGAAAGATACGGCAAACACTTTACATCCACAGGGCTAACAGGTAACACAAACAAAGACCCGATAAACCCGGCGAATATCAATTACTGGTATCCGTCTCCCGGTATCGACAAGCTGATTGATATGTTCATGGCCGGCGAAGTAGTCCGGGGCGGTATGCACAAGGTAAACAACCTGGGCGACGCTGATTACTCCACAAGCCTGCTGCTCGATAAAGCTACTTTCGGCGGTACGACCTATGAATTCTACAGGGTTGCCCTTGACGGATCGGTCGTAACAGGCGATGCAACGCTTGAGGGAATTCTAAACACGCTATCTGGTACGCTCTATCCTCATGCTGATATATTCGCCCCAGATAACCTCGGCACCCGTACGCTTGTTGACATGCGAGGCCGCGGCGTAACGTCGATGACTACCGGCGGCGGTGAGGCTGATATACACGGTCAGGTACGTGATGACCAGATGCAGGGGCACCTACACAAATTACGTGGTTCTGGAACAGAAATTCCGGGGGCTAAGTATGTTGGTGGTATGGAAAGTAACAATGATGGACCATCTGATGCCATGTCGTATTATGGGGCGAACGGTATAGTCACTGACGGCACTAACGGCACACCCCGCACCGGAGCAACAACCCACGGCGCCGACATAGTAGAAGGAATTAAGTACATCATCGTCATGAAAGCGGCATAAAAATAAGCCCCCGTAATTGGGGGCCTTTTAATTAAAACAGGCGGCCTTTTTCTTTCCATTTTGTCATTCTGCGATCGCCGTCTTTCCAGAAAAGCAATCCTTCCGGTCTTGATGGGCCGCGTCCATCCTGCACGCTCAATAGTACTCCGCCTGCAACAACTATAGCGCCGTCGATAAATACCATCGGCTCATCATAATCGCGGCGGGCGATGCTGATAGGACCGCCGTTATATTCGCTTTCAAGGATTTCAACGTCCGCAACCGTACCGACAAAGCGGGATACTTCAGGAGGCATTTTGAACTTCGTTTCCGTTACCGTTGTCAGTACTCCGCCGGCCTGCTTGCAGTATTTCTTTACCGTTATCATGTCGCTGTCAGCTTCCCCGGGAAAAGCCATCTGCACGGTAAAATAAACAGTACCTTCCTGCACGGAAAAGTCTGCGGGTACAACTTCTGTTTGTGTACCTTCCTCATCATCGACGTTCAAGGTCGCTTTCACTTCCTGGAATTCTTCACGGCTTGCCATTGCGGAATTGATACCGAGGACTTTTCCGTGCTGTAGAAAATATCCGTCATACTCGACGATGGGCGACACTGTAAAATCATTAGCCATTGCGTTTACCTCTTCATATTGTATTGCCGTTTTACCATCCGGCTCTAATTCACAGTTTACAAAAATTAAA